ATAATTTATACACTAGCTAACCTTTTGTTTTATCTTGTGTTTATCAGGGGGCGGGACTACCGGAATAAATAGGATAAAAAAAGACTTGACTTTTGCATAAAAGTATGGTAAAATAATAGGCAGATACTAAGGTATATATAGTTACGCTGATGTGGGGCTAAGTTTACAACTAAACCGTTCGTATAGATCCCTTCATCTGTACACCTTAGGTAAGGGACTCATGCGAACTGAAGTAAACACAAGGATAATGGATAATGTCTGAAGAGACACCCAAGAAAAGAGGCAGAGGTAGACCACGAAAGGGTGAAATTGTAGAAAAGACTGCAGGAACCCGTGGCAAAGTAGGCCGACCCAAGGGTGATGCTTCTATAATTAACGAGTACAAGGCTAGAATGTTAGCCTCACCTAAGTCAGCTAAGGTTCTAGAGACTATATTTGAGGCTGCTCTAGACCACGACCACAAGAATCAAGCCGCTGCTTGGAAACTAGTAATGGACAGAATACTACCTGTTGGTGCATTTGAGAAAGAGGTCACAAAAGATGGAAGCAGAAGTGCAATCCAGATTAACATCACTGGGGTTGGAGGCGCAACAGTTGATTCTAGCTATCCAGAGAGCAACACAATCGAAGGTGAACTTGTGGATTGACGAGGCTGAAGAGCAATCTGGGCTGTTTTTTGAGTACCTCAGGACTAAAGTAAGTTGAGATACTTCACAGTAAACGAATTTAACTGTCAACATACTGGTGAAAACCAGATGGAACCTGAGTTTATGGAGTTAGTAGATGAACTTAGACATCGTTGTGATTTTCCTTTTATTATTACTAGTGGCTACCGTAGTATAACCCACCCTATTGAAGCAAAGAAAGATGTACCCGGAACGCACGCGCAAGGCATAGCGGCTGATATAAAAGTAAATAACGGATCAGAGAGGTACACGATCATAAAAAACGCTTTAGAGCTAGGTTTTACGGGTTTGGGTGTCGCTAGTACTTTTATTCACGTAGATACGAGGGGAACAACCCCAGTTTCTTGGTTATACTAATATGATTACAGTTCTTGGCGCTGATTGGTGTCACGGTTGTGAAGCTATATTAGAAAAATTAGAAGAACTAGATATAGAACACAAGTACGTTTGTATGCCTCCCGGTCCAACAGGGTGGGATATGGTAGAAAGGCTAACAGGTAGGCGGGCAATTCCCGTTGTATTTTACCAATTTGCTAATCCAAAGGAATTTGGACAGTCTTTAAAGGATTTAGGCCTAACGTGACGTTATTTTTACTTGTATCTCTCATGTTACTGCCCATTGTAACAGGAGCAATAACGTTTTACTTTAGTTGGAAGGCTTGTGACTGACTTAAACGTACAGTTACTACCGTGGCAGCAAGAAGTCTACTCTGATCCAACACGGTTCAAGGTAGTTGCTGCAGGACGACGAACCGGAAAGTCCCGTCTTGCTGCTTGGTTGCTAATTATAAATGGATTACAGGCCGATAAGGGCCATGTGTTTTACGTAGCGCCTACGCAGGGACAAGCCCGTGACATTATGTGGCAGACCCTCCTAGAGCTAGGACACCCTGTGATTGCAGGATCACATATTAACAACCTGCAGATCAGGCTGGTCAACGGGGCCACGATTAGTCTCAAGGGAGCCGACAGGCCTGAGACAATGCGTGGTGTGTCCTTGAAGTTTCTCGTGATGGATGAGTACGCAGACATGAAGCCTGACGTATGGGAGCAGATTCTCCGTCCAGCACTAGCTGACCAAAAGGGATCAGCGATGTTTATAGGCACTCCTATGGGCAGGAACCACTTCTACGAACTGTACAAACTTGCGGAGCTAGGAGACGATGAAACTTACAAGGGGTGGCACTTTACCAGTTATGACAACCCCATACTCGACCCTGAAGAAATTGACACAGCAAAAAAGTCCATGTCGAGTTACGCCTTTCGACAAGAGTTTATGGCCTCATTTGAAGCAAGAGGCTCCGAAATGTTTAAAGAAGACTGGGTTCAGTTTAGCGGAGAACCAGACGAAGGTGACTACTACATAGCTGTTGACCTCGCAGGTTTTGAGGACGTAAACAAAAAACGAACAAAGAATACGAGGCTAGATGAAACCGCAATCGCTGTTGTTAAAGTTAATCCTGATGGTTGGTACGTTGATAACATTATACATGGGAGGTGGGATCTTAACGAGACTGCCACCAAGATTTTTCAGGCCGTTAGAGACTACAGACCCGTCAGCGTTGGTATTGAAAGAGGTATTGCCAAACAAGCTGTAATGTCCCCTCTGACTGATCTAATGAAACGCTACGGGCAGTTTTTTAGAGTTGAGGAGTTGACCCACGGAAACCGAAAGAAAACTGACAGGGTTATGTGGGCGTTACAAGGCAGGTTTGAAAACGGGTACGTTACTTTAAACAAAGGAGAGTGGAACAGCAGATTCTTAGATCAGTTGTTTCAGTTCCCAGATGTGCTAACACACGATGACTTAGTTGACGCCTTGGCGTACATAGACCAGTTAGCACAGGTAGCGTACGACTACGACTACGAAATAGATGACCATGAAATTTTAGACGTAATAGCAGGATACTAACATGAGTTTGTTTTGGAAAGAGTTTACAAAAGATATAAACTCACACAAAGTTTGGCGACCCTTCAATACCTACGGAATATATGCAATCAGTGCTGTAGTGTTTTTTACACTTGGCTACAGCGTTGCTGTAATTTAAGGAAAACAAAATGGCAGACGAAATTTATAGCCCAGACCCCCTAATGATCCAAGAGTCTTTGGAAGAGTGGGTAATGAACAAATGTGAGGATTGGCGTGATTACTACGAATCAAACTACGAAGAAAGATTTGAAGAGTACTATCGTTTGTGGCGTGGTCAGTGGGATCCAAACGATTCTCAACGAGGCTCAGAACGATCTCGTATTATTTCACCTGCCTTGCAACAAGCCGTAGAGTCTAACGTTGCAGAACTAGAAGAAGCTACGTTTGGTCGTGGGCAGTTCTTTGATATTAAAGATGATGTAGCAGACACACAAAAACAAGACGTATCAGTACTAAAGAAAAAGCTCAATGAAGACTTTGAAATGTGTAAAATCCGCAAAGCGGTGGCAGAGTGTCTTATTAATTCTGCTGTCTTTGGCACGGGCGTTGGTGAGGTTGTTCTTGAAGAAATTAAAGAAATGGCTCCGGCTACTCAGCCTATTATGGATGGGCAGTTGACTGCTGTAGGTGTCAACATTAAAGATCGTGTAGTTGTAAAACTTAAGCCGGTACTGCCGCAAAACTTTTTGATAGACCCTGTAGCTACTTCAGTTGAGGACGCCTACGGTGTTGCTATCGACGAGTTTGTGTCAAAGCACTCCGTAGAACTTTTACAGGAGCAGGGCGTGTACCGTGAGGGCTTTATTGAGTCGGCTGCTGCTGACACGGACCTAGAACCTGACCAAGATCTAACACTTTATAACGATGACAAGGTTCGCCTAACAAAGTATTACGGACTTGTACCTAGTGAGTTACTTGAAGCTGAAGACGTTGAGGTTGACGGAGACTCTATGTACGTTGAGGCAATTGTGGTTATTGCCAACGGCGGTACGCTTTTGAAAGCTGAAGCTAATCCTTACATGATGAAAGACCGACCTGTGGTTGCATTCCCGTGGGATGTAGTTCCCGGCAGGTTCTGGGGTCGTGGGGTTTGTGAAAAAGGCTATAACAGCCAAAAGGCGCTTGATACAGAGCTTAGAGCAAGAATTGATGCCTTGAGTCTAACTATACACCCAATGCTCGCTGTGGACGCTACACGGCTTCCTAGAGGAGCTAAACCAGAAGTACGCCCCGGCAAGATGATCCTAACTAACGGAGATCCTCGTGAAGTACTACAGCCGTTTAATTTTGGACAAGTTGGACAAATCACGTTTGCACAAGCCCAAGCCCTACAAAATATGGTTCAACAAGCTACAGGAGCGGTTGATTCAGCAGGAATTTCCGGGAGTGTTAATCGTGAAGCTACTGCCGCTGGTATTTCTATGTCTCTTGGGGCTATTATTAAACGCCACAAACGTACTCTAATTAACTTTCAACAGTCGTTTCTGTTACCCTTTGTAACCAAAGCCGCACACAGGTATATGCAGTTTGATCCTGAAAACTATCCTGTGGCAGACTATAAGTTTATGGCTACAAGCACTCTAGGCATTATTGCGCGTGAGTACGAGGTAACTCAGTTGGTGCAGCTTCTGCAAACAATGAAACAAGACAGCCCCCTATACCCTGTGTTGATTCAGAGCATTATTGACAACATGAACCTGTCTAACCGTGAGGAGCTTATTGCAGCACTGTCTCAAGCTGGTCAGCCTAATCCGCAAGCGCAACAGATGGCTATGCAAACACAACAGGTGCAGCTTGGTTTCCAGCAGAGTCAAACAGCAGCCCTCAACGGACAAGCAGCAGAATCTCAAGCTAGAGCACAAAAGTTGGCAGTAGAAACTCAACTTATGCCTCAAGAGCTAGAGATTGATGTTCTTAACGCAGTTACTAAAAACATCAAAGAAGGAGACGCTGACGATAAAGAGTTTGACAGACGACTAAAAATCGCAGATAGATACCTCAAAGAACTAGAAATACAGGGCAAAACTCCAAATGCTAATGACACAAACAGAACTGAACAACCTGCTCAAGCAGATCAACCAAGCGTTCCAAGACCTCAAGGATCAGTTAGAGATCTTACAATGCCAAGTGGACAAGTTGGAGGACAGGGTTAATGTCAAAGAAAAAAGACCCAAAACTAGCACGAGCGGGAGTAAGCGGGTACAACAAGCCCAAGAGAACGCCTAATCATCCAACCAAAAAGTTTGTAGTAGTGGCTAAGGAAGGCGACAAAACTAAGACTATACGTTTTGGCGATGCTAAAATGAAGATTAAAAAAGATCAACCTGATCGCCGTAAATCATTTAGGGCTAGGCACAAGTGTGATACAAACAAGCCTAGTAAACTCACCGCAAGATATTGGTCTTGCAAAAACTGGTAATTAGTTATGGCTGCAGGAATGAAACACTACAAGCGTGACGGAACCCTTTATACAGGGGGAACTCACAAAATGCCTAATGGAGATCTTCATTCAGGCAAAACCCACGGCAAGACTTCTGTAAAATTATTTCATTACAAAGACTTGTCTAAGAAAGCTAAGGAGAAAGCCGATGCCGGGATACTACGGAAAACCGCCAAAAAAGAAAAAAGTAAAAAAGCCAAGAGGTAGATAAACAATGGCTGCAAAAAAGAAAGCCAAGCCAAAGAAGAAAAAAAGCACTATACCCTCCAACGTAAAGAACAAAGCTCTTTATGCTAGGGTTAAGGCAGAGGCTAAACGCAAGTTTGATGTATATCCCAGTGCGTACGCTAATGCGTGGCTGGTTAAGACGTACAAAAAACGCGGTGGTACTTATGCCTAAGTCTAAAGGCGGTTTAACCAAATGGTTTAAAGAAGATTGGGTTGACATAAAGACTGGGAAAAAGTGTGGCCGTAAGAAAGCCAAGGGGTCTAAGCGTCCTTACCCAGCCTGTAGGCCAAAAGCGGTAGCCGCCAAGATGACTAAAGCAGAGAAAGAGGCGGCAAAACGTAAGAAAACAGGGTCAAAACCTATTAAGTACGCTGTTACTGCCTCAGGTAAAAGGAGAAAAACTACCAAAAAGAAAAAATAGTGCTTGACAAAATACTAAAAGTATGATATAATATACAGTATACTTAGGTATATCTTTACAAATAGAGACAACCGATGAGGCCTCAAGTGGACCAAGAAACGCAACAGTACTACGATAACTACTTTAACCTGTTTTCTACTGATGGTTGGAAACAGCTAACTAAAGAGCTTAATGACAATGCTTTAGTGATTAACAGTGTAGAAGCTACTAAAGATGCTGATGATCTCTATATGCGTAAAGGACAGATTAACATCTTAGCATACATTCTTAATTTAGAGTCTACTACTAATACTAATTACGAAGAGCTTAACAAGGCTAATGATTAAAGTATTTGACTTCCGTTGTACTAACGGACACGTATTTGAAGCATTTGTAGAGCAAAACGTCACAACCCAAAGGTGCGGATGTGGTGCTAATGCTACAAAAATCGTTTCAGCGACACCGTGCATACTCGACGGCTCTACTGGTGACTTCCCCGGAAGACACATGAAGTGGGTACGAGAGCATGAAGAAGCTGGGCGAAAAGGAAGGGAAGCTCACAAGAGTTAATCCCAATAATAATCTCCATAACCTAAATAGGCGGGGTAAGTTACGTAATGTCAAGAGCGACAATTATTGATGAGCGTCCAGAACAGGAGCTAGAAACAACAGATCAACTCGACACACAGGATACAGTAGAGACTCCTCAAGAAGAGGAACAACCTCAAGATCCCAGTGTTCCAGAAAAGTACCAAGGTAAATCTGTAGAAGACCTTGTACAGATGCACCAAGAGCTTGAAAAGTTTTCAGGCAAACAGAGTACGGAAGTAGGCGAGTTACGTAAAGTTGTTGATAACTACATTCAGACAGAACTCAACACACAACAAGCACCTGAAGAACAGCAACATCAAGATGATACAGACTTTTTTATTGATCCTCAAACCGCTGTCAACAGAGCTATTGATAATCACCCAAAGATCAAAGAAGCACAGGCTTACGCAGAGCAAAATCGTCAACAAGCTACTCTTTCACAACTCAAGGTTAAACACCCTGATATGGAAAGTATCTTACAAGACAACAGTTTTGCTGAGTGGATCAAGGGATCAAAGGTTAGAACTAAGCTGTTTGTAGAAGCAGACCAAAGGTACGATTATGACGCTGCCGACGAACTTTTTACGCTTTGGAAAGAACGTAATCAAGTGGTTCAGCAGACAGCTCAAGCGGAGAAAGCAGCCCGTAAGAGTGCCGTAAAGTCTGCAACCACAGGTAATGCCCGTGGTACAGCAGAAGGATCTCGTAAGAAAGTCTATCGTCGTGCTGACATTATTAAACTAATGAAAACCGACCCAGAGCGTTACAACTCGTTATCAGACGAAATCTTACAAGCATACGCAGAGGGTCGAGTTCGATAGCCTTTTAAGGAGATAACTCATGGCTACAGCAACTTATCCCGGTGCAAATGGTAATACTGCACTAACAGAAGCGGCAACTTTCGTACCAGAAATCTGGTCGGATGAGATCATTGCTGCTTATCAAAAGAACTTGAAAATGGCTCCCCTTGTCAAGCGTCTCGCTATGACTGGCAAGAAGGGTGACGTTATTCACATTCCTAAGCCCACTCGTGGTGATGCCAACGCTAAGGCGGCTGATACTGCAGTAACAATTATTGCTAACACAGAGTCAGAGCTGCAGGTTACTATTAACCGGCACTTTGAGTACTCACGTCTGATTGAGGACATCGTAGAGGTACAGGCACTGTCATCTCTGCGTCAGTTCTACACTGAAGACGCTGGTTACGCTCTGGCTGTACAAGTTGACAATGACCTTCATGCGGCTGGTACTGGTTTTG